TGTTAAACTAAGAGAAGATAGTAAGGCAAAAGGACGTTGGGAGACCAATCAAGGTGGGGAATACTTTGCAGCGGGTGTTGGCGGTTCTATCACAGGACGAGGGGCGGACTTACTTATTATTGACGATCCACATACAGAACAAGACTCAATGTCTGATAGTGCTATGGAGAGAACTTACGATTGGTACTTGTCTGGACCTAGACAACGTTTACAACCGGGAGGCTCGATTGTACTTGTAATGACCAGATGGGCTCAAGATGATTTGACTGGTAGATTAATTAAAGCACAAGATGAACCTAAAGCAGATAAGTGGGAAACAATTTCTTTTCCTGCGATCATTGGTGAAGACAAAACTGCAAAACCTGTTTGGCCAGAATATTGGAACCTAGAGGAACTAGAAAAAGTTAAAGCGTCAATATCAGTGAGAAACTGGTCAGCCCAGTACATGCAAAATCCAACTTCAGAAGAAGGAGCAATATTAAAACGAGAATGGTGGCAGCCATGGGCCGGGGATATTCCGACTTTAAAACATGTCATACAATCTTATGACACTGCATTTAGTAAAAAACAAACTGCCGATTACTCAGCCATTACTACATGGGGAATCTTCACGCCTCACGAATCAGGGCCAGATGCTATTATGTTAATTGATGCTGTAAAAGGTAAATATGATTTTCCAGAATTAAAAATGGTAGCCCTAGACCAATATAAGTATTGGCAACCAGAAACTATTATTATTGAAGCTAAAGCTAGTGGGCAAAGTTTATTACAAGAACTTCGTAGAATGGGTATACCCGTTATGGATTACACTCCAGGACGTGGACAAGATAAACATTCAAGAGTAAACGCTTGTGCTCCGATATTTGAATCAAGCCAAGTATATTACCCAAGAGATGAACATTGGGCTCAAGAAGTAATTGAAGAATGTGCAGCTTTTCCTCATGGAGAGCATGATGATTATGTGGACAGCACTACCCAAGCTATGTTAAGATACCGACAAGGTTTTTTTATAACTACTTATTCTGACGAGGATGAGGTTGAAAGTTATAAAGAACGAAAATATATATATTATTAGGAGATAAACATGTCAAAATTAAAGAAAAGACTTAAGAAAGCAGTTATGATTGGAGCAGCAGCTTATGGTGCTTCTAAATTAAAAGGTGCTATGGATAGAAAAGCTATGCTGGCTGGTGCAGATGCAAATGAAGGTTTTGGACAAATTGCAAAAAAATTTGTAACTAAAGGACCAAGAGTTGATAAAGGTAAAGTAATGGAAGGTATTACAAAACTAAACAGATCAGACCTACCTACAAAAAGAAATATGAAATCAATCTTTGTTGGTAATGATGGAACAATCACTAAAGGTTTAGAGAAATTTAAAAATAAAGATATTTACTCTAAAACTATGAAAGCAAGAAGAGGTGAAAAATCAGGTGGAGGATTAAAAAACTTTTTAAACAAAGCTATACTTGGACCTAAAGCTCAACTAAACATGGGTGGTGAAGCATCAGTTAAAACTAAATTAAACGGTACACTGAAGACAAAAACATACTAAGCTTTTATTATGGCTGAAATTGATAAAGTAATTACTGAGGAGATTGAAACTCCTGAGACAGAAGAAATTGATGTTGAATTAGAATCAGAGGATGGTCAAACAACAGTCGAAGAAGCTGTAAGCGAAACTGAAAAATTTTTTGGTAACCTTGCCGAAGACATGTCGGATGAGGTTTTACAAAGAATGTCTAATCAGTTATTAGATGATTACAAAAAAGATAGAGTATCAAGAAAAGATTGGGAAACTTCATATACTAATAATTTAGATTTATTAGGTATTAAGCACACAGAGTTAACTAGACCATTCAAAGGTTCGGCATCCGTGACTCATCCACTTTTAGCAGAAGCCGTTACACAATTTCAAGCACAAGCTTATAAAGAATTATTACCGAGCCAAGGACCAGTAAGAACTAGAGTTCTTGGAGTTGAGGATAATGAAAAAACAAATCAAGCACAACGTGTTCAAGATTTCATGAACTACATGATTACTGAAGAGATGGAAGAGTTTACTCCAGAGTTTGATCAATTGTTATTTTATTTAGCATTAGCAGGATCTGCATTTAAAAAAGTTTATTATGATGAAGTAATGCAAAGAGCTGTATCTAAATTTATCCCAGCTGAAGATTTAGTAGTTCCATATTATGCAACAGATTTATTAGATTGTGAAAGAATTACTCATGTAATTAAAATGGGCGAGAATGAAATTCTTAAAAAACAACAAGCTGGATTTTATAGAGATGTAGAATTAAAACCATTAGCAAGTGGTCCCACTCAAATAGAAAAAAAATATCAAGAGTTAGAAGGAGTTACACCAAGTGGTGATAGACAATATTCTTATTCCGTTCTTGAGATGCATGTTGATTGTAATTTAGAAGAATTTGAAATGCAGAATCCAGAAAAACAAGTTAAGGTTCCTTATATCATAACAATTGATGAAGGCTCTGGCCAAATTTTATCTATCTATCGTAATTACGATATGGGTGATGAGACTAAAAAAAGAAAAGAATATTTTGTACATTTTAAATTTTTACCAGGATTAGGTTTTTATGGTTTTGGTTTAACACATATGATTGGTGGATTAAGTAGAACTGCTACTCAATCACTAAGACAATTACTTGATGCTGGAACATTATCAAACTTACCAGCTGGATTTAAATCAAGAGGTATAAGAATTAGAGATGATGACCAACCGTTTCAACCGGGAGAGTTTAGAGATGTTGATGCACCGGGAGGTAATATCAAAGATCAGTTTCAAATTTTACCATTTAAAGAACCATCAGCTACATTGTATCAGTTAATGGGTTTTGTAGTTGACGCTGGACAAAAGTTTGCAGCCATAACTAATATGGATGTTGGTAATGACATGCAAAACAGAGCAGTGGGAACTACAGTTGCATTAATGGAACGAGGTTCGAGAGTCATGACTGCTATACATAAAAGATGTTATTACTCAATGAGAAGAGAGTTTAGACTTTTATCAAAAGTATTTGCAACTTATCTACCACCTATTTACCCTTATTCAGTATACGGTGCAGATCAAGCGGTTAAACAAACTGACTTTGATGATAGAGTGGATGTTATTCCAGTTGCCGATCCTAATATCATGAGTATGGCTCAAAGAGTAACTTTGGCTAATGAAAATTTAAAGATAGCTATGTCAAATCCATTAATACATAATTTAAGAGAAGCATACAGAAGAGTTTATGAAGCATTGGGGACTCAAGACATAGATCAATTATTAATACCACAAGAGAAACCAACACCAAAAGATCCTGCAACAGAAAATATGGAATCCTTAATGCAGAAACCATTAAGAGCATTTCCAACTCAAGATCATGATGCACATATTGCAGCTCACGTAGCATTCATGGCTACAAGAATGGTTCAAATTAACCCACAAGTTTATTCAGCTTTACAAGCTCATATATCAGAACACGTCTCGTTAAAAGCTCAAGGAGAAGTTGGAGCTATGATTCAAGATGATCCAATGATGCAACAAATGTTACAACAAGATCCAGAGGGAGCACAGATAAGAACTGCTTCTATGATTGCAAAAAGAGTTGCAGAGATAACTACTCAACTTGCTCAAAGTGAAGCTATGGGTCAACAGAAAGATCCGTTAGTTGCATTAAAAGAAAGAGAACTAGATCTTAAAGCAGTGGATCTTCAAAGAAAAGCTGAACAAGATATGAATTCAAATGAGATCAGAGAAAATGAAATTGATGAAAGATTAGATATTGAGAAAATGAAACTAGAAAATAATGAAGATCAAGCAGCAGAGAGAATTAGAATTGCAGAAGAGAAACTTGATATTGCTAGAAAGAAAATTAAAAAGTAATGCCTTTTAAATCTGAAAAACAAAGAAGATATCTACATATAAATAAACCTACTATTGCAAAAGCATGGGAGAGAAAATATCTTTCAGGTGGAGAAGTGTTAAAACTTAAATCAAAAAAATACAAAAGAGGAGATGCGGTTGATACTGGAGACTTTGGTTCTGAAGCAGCTAACGATGCTAGTCTAAGTGCTGGAAATAAAAGCGTTGGTTATGGAGGGGGAGATGGAGATCCTAGAACTGGTGGTGGAGTTACTACGGGTGGTAATAAGGGTGTAAAAGCAGTTACTACAGTTATGGGAAAAGTTTTAGATCTACCTTTAACTGCATTAAGTTATGGTTTAAAATTTGCAAAAAATATTACAACACCACAAAAAACAGTTGCTACTAAAACTACTACTCCAAAAACAACTGGAGGTGGAGAGGGACAACAAGTTTCTTTAAAACAACCAATTATTCCTATGCAAACTTATAAAACAGTAGATACAAATTTAATTAATCCGAAAAAAAATTTTTTTAATTTCAAAGCATATAATATTGGGGGGTTATCTGGTGGAGTAAGATATGGCCCACCGCCAAAGAGGGGACCTAACTCACAAGTACCTCCAGTTAAAATGAAAAGAGGAGGATATAAAAAATAATGTGGTTATCAGCTATTAAACTTGCAATGTCTGCAGGATCAAAAATTTACGCTAACAAACAGAAAACTAAAATGGCTATGTCTGAAGCACAACTTCTACATGCTGATCGTATGGCTCGAGGAGAGGAGCAGTACCAGGGAAAACTTTTAGAGGCTAGACAATCAGACTGGAAGGACGAGGCAGTTTTAATAATTTTAAGTTTGCCCGTAGTAATTTTAGCCTGGGCAGTTGTAAGTGACGACCCAACCGCTATGGACAAAGTAAAACTGTTTTTCGAAATGTTCTCAGAGCTTCCGAAATGGTTTACAAATTTATGGATCCTTGTCGTGGCGAGTATTTACGGTATTAAGGGAACACAAATCTTTAAAAATGGTGGAGGAAAAAAATAATGTGGAAATGGATAAAAAATTTATTTAAAAGAGAGCCTAACAAAGATCCTCATATTGAATTTTATGAAGATCCTGATTATTCTAAAATGAGTAAAGGTGATCTTAAAAAATTAAGAGCTCAAGGTAAAATAAAATCTATCTATCCACCTTATATTTAGTTTTTTCTCCACCAAAAGATAATTGTTTTTCTATCATTATTAAAAACTTTTTTAACACCATGGTGTACGGTTTGGCCATTGAAAAAGGTAAGCATACCTTTTTTTGGTTTTAAATTTATTCCATTTTTTGTATAGAATTCTCCACCCTTAAATTTTTCATTAAGATAAATTAAACTATTATATTCAATATGTTCTCTGCCAGAATGATTATGTATGTGAAGACTAGCAGAAGAACCAGCATGATGGTTTTGTATTTCTGCTTGTTCAATAATTAATTTATTATTAAATCTTTTATTAATATATTTAGTAACTTTTTGTACTATTGGATCTTTAGTTATATCTATAATTCTGTCCTCCCAAGGTAGTGAGTTTTCTTGATAGCCTATATCATTAATCATTTTAAAATATTTTTTACACAATCTAGGCGATAAAAAATTATCTAATATGTACATTTTATCACCATTTGAAATTATTTTTTTCATTTGCAATTTTTAATTATTAATGTATTAATTATTCATGAGCCTAAAAGATACTTTATTACATGCTTTAGAAGATGATTACAATGCTAGAATTTCTAAAGCAGATGCTACTATAAAAATATACCTGACTAATTCAGTCGGGATTGGAGAGCATCCACAACACTTAGATGAGATAGATAAACAACTAGCAATTATTACTGATTCCGAAGAAAAAATTTCAGCTCTTCAAGTATTTAAATTATGATTCAAGGAGACAGCTCGGAGTATGAACTGTTAAAAAAATGGTGTGGTACATTACCATTTTTTGAAGAGCCTCAATCAGTTACAACATGTGAAATAGGAGTAAGACAAGGGCTTGGTTCTCAGATAATCATGATGAGTATTTTATCTCGATTAAAAAAAATTAATTATCAACATTATGCTATAGATCCTTACGGAGACCTAAAGTATAAACACTTTGATGGAAAAGCAAAATGGTTACAAAATGGAGTATGGAGTGAAGAAGCACCAACATATTCAAATGAAATGAGAGATCAAATGGTAAAAGATTTTTCCAAAAATCCATATTTTAAATTTTATAATATGACTGATATTGAATATATGAATATATTTAATTTAAGTAAAACTATATACGATTTAGTTTTCCTTGATGGTCCACATACAACAAAAGATATTTTAAGAGAAGTAATTTGGTTTGCAGAAAGATCAAGAAAAGGTTCTAGAATTATTTTAGACGATTATACTTTATGTAACTTTGAAGTAGTAAGAGCAGCTATTTCATATTGGGATTTTAAGGACATAGAAAAAGGAGATAATAAAGTTTGCTTTGAAAGAATATGTTAGATTATCACACTAGGGAACAGATTGTTAATGTAATTAATAAATCAATTAAAGATATAAAAGATCATATTTGCTATGGGGTTGAAACGGTTGAACAAATAATGTATGCTCGAGGCAGACTCAGCGCCTTAGAAACGCTGCTTCAGGATATTAAAAACCTGCAAAAAAAGGAGAATGACGATGGTTGAATTGATAAAACCTAAACTTACAAATTTCGGAAACGAAAAAAATAAAGAAGAGGTTAAATCACAAATTCCAACAGATCCTAAAGGCATCAAAGAATATCTTCAAGTAATACCAAACCCAGTTGGATACCGTATGTTAGTCAGACCTTGGTCTGGACAAGCAAAAACAAAAGGCGGTGTAATTTTAACAGAGGAAACATCCGAAAAAATACAAATGACAACAGTAGTTGGATTAGTTGTAAAAATGGGTGATCTTTGTTATCAAGACAAAGAAAAATTTCCAAAAGGTGCTTGGTGTAAAGAAGGAGAATTTGTTATTTACGGCAGATACTCTGGAAGTAGATTTCAAACTAGATTCGGTGAACATCGAATGCTTAATGATGATGAAATATTAGGAACTATAGGAAAGCCAGAAGATATTCTCCATTTATTTTAATAAAGGAGAATAAACATGGCAGAAGTAAAAGACTACAGTGCAGAAGCTCTACTAGCAAAAGAAAACGAAGTAGAATTAGACACTGATGATGTAAAAGAAGAAAAAGTTGAATTAACAGAAAATGTTTCTAAAGAAGCTGACACCAATTTAAATGTTGGTGAGGTAGATTTAGGATATACTGGACATTCAAAAACAGAAGAAGATAAATCAGATAAACCAAAAATAGAAGTTACTGAAGAAAAACCAGAAACTACTATTACGGAAAAACCTGAATCTGAATCTGAAGAAAAACCAAACCTTAACGAATCAAGAAGAGATTATCAAAAAAGAATTGATAAGCTTGTCTTTCAAAAGAAAGAAGCTGAAAGAAGAGAAAAAGCAGCTCTTGAATACGCTAAGGGAGTACAAAAGAAATTTGACACTAATCTCCAAAAGTTAAATTCTACTGACGACCAGTATCTAAAAGAATTAGATGCTAGAGTAGATGCTCAAAGAGAACAGGTCAAAGTAGCTCTTCAATCGGCAATCGAGAGCCAAGATGCTTCTAAGATAATGGAAGCTAACGATAAATTAACTCAATTAGCTGTAGAAAAAGAAAAAGCTAGATTAGAGATGACTAATCGTGAAGAAAAAAAGAAAGCCGAAGAAGAAAATAATAAACAACAACAAAACGTACAAGCTGAACCTCAAACAGCGGAAATGTCACAAACAACACCACAAATAACTCCTAAAGCTAAGAAGTGGGCTGAAGAGAATACATGGTTTGGAAATGACGAAGTAATGACTAATGCTGCCATTACTATTCACAATAATATTGCACAGGAAGGTATTGAACTAGACAGTGATGAGTATTATAATGAAGTAAATTCAAGACTGAAGAAATATTTTCCTGAAAGTTTTGAAAAAGCAAACGATGAGCTTAAAAAAGAAGCACCACAACCCGTCCAAACGGTTGCCTCTGCAAGTCGTAGTCAACAAGGACGCAGAACTGTGAAACTCACAAAGTCACAGGTAGCTATTGCTAAAAGATTAAATGTGCCACTAGAGGAATATGCTAGATACGTGAAGGAGGATAAATAGTATGAATACAATTAA